AACTTCAATCCAAGACCGTCAAAGGTGTTACTACTTATAACTTGAGTAACGTCGATACCCTTGAGAACCATATCATTGATATCTTTTTCAAAAATATTTTCAGGCCAGACGACCATACGCGCGCCGCTCTCAACAGCCTTATTCATGATCTTGATAAGCTCTTTATTACGAGGCTGATTATCAAATATAAACACTAATCGTTCAAAAGGCAAGTAATGACTGACAGCTTTAAGGTCAGTATTACCTACAGCGACAGCATTGTCGAGAAACAAACTATCTAAAGGTCCCTCAGTAACATAAATGTCTTTAGTAATATCAGCTTTATCAAGACCGAAGATCATTGGCTTATCTTCGTTAACACGTACGGTAACATATCTGAGCCTTTCGTCTCCTAGGGCTCTGCAGGTTACTCCGACAAGCTTACCGTCTCTATCAAAGAACGGCAACACAAGGCGCTCTTCGTTACCTACGATACGATCTTTATACTTTTCTGAAAGTTGTTCGATCTTTTCTATGTTATCTATATAGTAGAGATCTTTCCACTTAGACTCTGGAACTTTACGAGCTCGTAAGTACTCCTCTGCCTTAGTATTATATACTGAATCTAGTAGCTCGTCAAGTAAATTTTTCTTTTTAAATACGGGCTGATCAAACGTCATTATGCTGTGTACGTTAGCGTGAGACTGACGTGCATTACCTTCGGCATAGCGTTCTAATATATATTGTTTATAGAGTGTAGGGTCGATCTCTTTAATGAAATTACCTAGAGAAGAACTAAAACCACAGTTATGACATTTATAAAATAGACCACCCTTCTTAGAGAAGAGATATCCTCTTGCTTTATATTTGTTCTTATGGGAGTCACCACACACAGGGCATCTAAAGTTAGCCGTATATGGGTTGTGGTTTTTGACCTTGTAGCGGTCTAGACGCGGGGATAGTAATCCCGCATACTTGATATCAATATAATCAGACATAATATAATCCTATTTCTTATCACCCTCACGGTGATTATAATAGGTTTTGCAGCAGAAATCAACTAAAAAGTATATTAATAATATCCATTTTTGCGAACATAAAACCAGCAGCGATAGCACCACCAGTAATTACCCATCTCCATTTTTCAAGACGGGTTAGACGGTCAGACATCTCAATATGAAACATAGCATCTTTTCTTTTAAGATCCTTAATCTCATGCATGATTTCTCTCATTGCGTCTGCTAAATCTGAATCGAATTCGTCTCTCATTTTACCCATACGCGTGTGAAGCGCCTCGTATTGTTCTTTTGCCTCTTTACGTCTTTCTTCAATCAGGGTAAATAATTCTTTATCTATTTGGTCATGATATTCAAGACGGTTTTCATGTACAGCAATCATACGGTCTAAGCTAGATGCCACAGATGACAGCTTGTCAATAGCAACATCTAACTTTTCCGTAATAGAAGCAAGCTGCTCAAAATCTCTCTTGAGCAACTCTACCTCTGTCTTAATTTGCTGTTCTTCAGCCATTATTTTCTATTTGCTCTATCTGGCTCTGAAGTGCTATTATGACTTCCTGAACCCTTTGTGTAAGCCTGTGCGCCAAAGAAGGCAGCGACAAGACCTGCAATAGCCACAAAGTATGTTGGGGCAATATCACCGATGATTGCAGCTGCGTCATCTACATCAAAAAACGATGTTAATAAAATCAATATTGGGTATAGTAACATACCCCAAAGAGCAAACCAGGCCATGGCACGGATTTGCTCTTCTTTTTTATCTTCATTCTCTTGCATTTTACGTCTATGTTCAAACTCGGCGATTTCTTTCGCACGAGACATTTCTTCATCAGTAACAAGACCGTTGACATCAACATCTAATTGCTCAAAGATTGAGCCCGCTTCTAGCTTTTTACCTGCCATTAACGTTCCCTTTTTAGTTATTATTATTTACGGGAGTCTCTGACCTATTTATGTTTTCCTTGGATTCTTTAACAGCGGTTTCGTAATATACAATGATCTCTTTTTGTTGGTTGATATACCTTCTCAACTCAGAAACATTTATAGACAGATTCTCATAGTCTTTCACGGACATTGCAATATATACTACTTCACCATTCTTTTTCTTAAAATCAGTAATGAATTGCTCGTAATTTTCTTCTGTAACTACGTAGAACTCACCCTTAATTAAATTAACCGGTTTAGGTCTTGACGCAATAGGAATATCGACCGGCACAGTATTAGTTACTGTAACAATTTCCTTTTCAGGTATTAATGCCGCGCACCCACTAGTTAGGAGCAGGGCTACTGTTAGGAGTGGTATCGCTAATAATTTCATCGAGTAGTTTGTCACTTGCATTGTTAATCCTATTTTGTATTAACCCTGGTTTACGTCTTGCCAAATCAGTTAAGTTATGACGTTGTAACGTTGCCCTTAACTCATCACCATACTGTTCTGCCTTCTGTAGCTCTGTTTGCAACGATTGCATTCGAGCTGCATTAGCAACGGCTTGCTGTTGTAATGTATCTATCGCAGCCTGATTTTGTTGATTTGCTACTTCTAGTTTTGCGTTGTTTTCACGCAACTGTGCAATACGGTTTTGCGTATCAGTATAATACCAATACGCACCGTAGCCAAAGATCCCTACAAGACCTAAAACAAAAATTAGTAGATACACTCTTAGCATATATGCCTCTAGATGTAGCTGCCTCCGATATTAATACATTCTGTATTATATATTTTCATATCGAGAGCTAGTAAATTAATCAATAGTCCCGGCTCTTGTAATGCTTTACTTACCGCTTCTTGACACATCTGCTCATTATCAAAAACGACTTCAGATATAAGCAACATACAGTTGTCTGGATTAACTTCAACTGTATTTAAAGCACATGCAATAATCACACCGAGTATCATAATTTATCCTAAAAGTTTAGCTAGTGTAGATGGACCGGCAATACCGTCAGCAACAAGATCATTTTCATGTTGCCACAGCTTAAGAGATCTTTCTGTACCTGGACCAAAAACGCCATCAGCACCGATACCTAGTGCCTCTTGCATCATCTTAACACCTTCACCGTGAGAGCCGCGACGGAGTACACCGCGGTGTACTCCGATATCTTGAATTTCAATATCATCCCCACCATCATGCTCGCCTGCTTCTGCGCCTAGCATATGAAGTGCTTCTTTCCAATGATGGATACGATCTTCAAGACCAATATAGCCACCATTAATACGCTTGGTCATAGTTTTAATATCACCACTATCTGCATATTTATTTAGGTTGTTAGTGTCCCAATACCAGATTGCAGACATAAGAGCAACCTCTTTGTCTTCAGCAACCAATTTAGAATTATTGACTACATCAATACCTGACCAGTCAGAGAATGCTTTATAGTTATTAAAACCAGTTAGCTGAATAGGACCGCGACCACGGTAATACCAACCATCGCCGCTGGCAGTATCGCCATTGCCCATCCGATTAGCGTATACGACGTTTGCAATCTTCTCTGGTTGTCTCGCGTATTCATTCGCGTCCCTTCCTACACGTACAAAGTACTTACCGAATACAGCATCTAATGCTTTTGCTGAGTAATTAAGATTTTCTTCAAAGACACGCCAGCCACCTGACTCGTGACCACATTGCGCAATAAATGACGCGATACGCTGTGGGGTATCAATGCCATATTTTGGGAATACTTCATTCATTGCGTCAACCCAGCCATCTGGGTCCTTGCAATTAGGAAATAAACTCCCGAACTGTTCTGCTGTTAACATTTATCATCCCCTTTCCAACTCTACAATTCTCTTTTCTAACTCATCTATTTTTTTCGTAACGTGAGGATATTTTTTACGCCAAGCATCTTCAGGTTGTTCTAACCGCTTCCAACCGTATTTGTTAACAAGATAATCTAAAAACTGATCGAGCTTACCGTAAGCCCATATACCCATATGGGTATCTTTAAAATATGCTAAGAAAGCTGCACCGAGAAGTGACCCTAGTATAGCTGTATAGATCCAAAGTGTATCGCTGAATAACTTATCAATAAGCTCCATTATTCACCATCACTTAAGTACTTAGCATACTCACCAATAGAATGATCAAATAAGCCATCGAAAGGTACTTTCTTTACCTTCAAGCAATGCCAACGACCACGCCATTGATCTTTAATTCTCTGCCAGGTAGTCATCTTACGAATGTTACCATAGTAGTTAATGTAGCAGAGTTCACCGACATGTCTATAACCAATAAACGCAGGTGGTACTTTAGGTACTACATCGTTATTATTTACATGTCGTTTATGTTGTACGCAAAACTCTTTTGCTCTAGAGCGAGATAGTGCTCTTGGTGAACCGTATGTGTACAACGCTGTTGCTTCAAGAGGGAAATGAACAGCACAAATTGTAGCTATTGCACCACCTAATGAATGACCACAAATATATAATTCTCTTTTACTTCTTTGCAAAAGATTCTTTACTTTGTCTTTTATTTTATCATGAAGCTTCATATACTCAATATAGAAACCTTCATGATAGCCGTTAAACTTTGTAGCATGTAAGTCTGCTTTTACATCAGACGTCTCTTTTGGTTCTGTACCTCTAAATGCAATTGAGATACGTTCTTTATTCCATAATACATAAGCTTGGGCTCCATCAACATCAAAGAACTGAGTATAGGTATAACCTAAGTCTTTAAATAGTTTCTTTTCATTATCTAAGTATGCGAGTTTAGACACTTCCGCAAAGTGATGAGAATAAAACATATATGTTCTCCTACCTTGTTATCTCTTCCCAGTCTAAGGAAGCAAAAATTTCTTGAGAGTTGGTAGCTGCTGCTACTAAAAGCGTTAATGATTCGGTCGTGCCCGCTAGTCCATTTCTCTCTAGCTGAAATTTAAACAGAGCTTCTTTAAGTATATCGACGGTAGGAGAGCCTTGATTAGATGAATTAACGTACCCGGTTGCTAGAATTCTTCCACCACCATCATGAGCAGTACCGGTAATTGAATACTCAACAGCACTATCACTTCCTGCAGAAGTCCAGCTAGTTGTAACTGTTCCACCTGCTTGTAACCTCCATGAAAAATTAACTCCATTACCAACACCTAATAAAGATAAAGCAGTAAGAATAACTATTGCATCTTGACGAGCACTTTTTAATCGAATAGAAACAACTGGGTAGTAAGTTCCAGCAGTAGTTAAGGAATATGCACTGGTAATTGGAATGCTAATAGCGTGTTGTCGACCACGTAACTCATACCCACCTTCCGAAATAACCGTGGAGCAGATCTGCTTGCAAGTGCTATTACTTGATGTAACCCCGGTATTAGTCAACTCTTGTCTAAGCGGTAATGATCCCGTTGTAATATATGTACCTGTTGTTATATTAGCATGTTGAAATACATGGGCTACAATAAAAGAACCATTTATTACAAACCCAGTACGTACGTTACCGAGACCTAACCACTCTACATCCATCCACATAATTTGAGCTTTTGTGATATCGAGAGTAATACCGCTAGGTCCTGTTCCATCAAGTTTATCGTAGCTCCAACTTGATTGCGGTATTACCGACTCAGTTAAACCACCTGTAACATAACTTCTCTCAACTATGCTTAACGATGAATCATTTAACTGAAGGTATATTCCGTTTTGTGCTCCAAAATATCCAACGCGCTGTCGTAAATTGGTTTTAGCAGGCTCAAAACTAAACGAAGTCATTATCAACAACGACTTACCAGGCTGGTAAGAAAATACTTTATTAGTTTCTCTAATTACTTCATCGCCACTAGAAGTGCCGACATTCATATTAATTAATCCTTCAGTCGGCTGGAATTCAGTATTAGCTGTTCCTGTAGTTGCTTCTGAAAACAGCCCATTATCAGCATATCTATGAGAACTATCAAACAATGTAAGTGGTTGAGAAATTCTAGTTCTACCGAAAGCGTCAGACCCAGTACTTGTTGCGCTTGACGACACAGTAACGGGAAATGGATTCTCCGGAGTAACTACTAAACCATTTTTGTTAGCAATCATTGGAACTTCAAATACAGATCTATCTGCACCAGTAGGTCCAAACTGTTGATCTGTTATTCTAAAATTAGCCATTTCTCACCACCGTGTTAGCTACTCGCTGCTTATTCATTCTACGTAGATAAGCAATACCGTCAATTGCTTTACCTCTTACACGAGGACGTCCTTTACCTTTCCAATGTACTGGATCATCACCTGTACCGGCTACAGCAGGACCTGTTGCCATTGCTGGTGCATCTTCGTTAAAATATTCTTTATATGTTTTCATAGTAGCTTCATCTAGGTATTGCATTTCTTCACTAATACCTTTTACTATATCTTCATCTGATGGAATAACACCGGTGTGCATTTCGCGCAAAAGAAAAAGAGCACCAGCATAAGTTGCAATCTGTCTATCCAGACCAACCTTGCCAAGTGCTCTTTTGATATTGAAAATAAATCTATTGTAGTAGGTCATTGCGCTCTTCTCATCAGGAGTAGACGCTTTCTTTAACCTCTTACCTTTATCATCGACTAAGCCAAGCTTATACGCATCCGTTTCGCTGAACGGCGTACCTATATCTTTAATAATTCTATACAGTACGTATAAGTCAACAACTTTTTCAGCCATTAGATTTGCCTTAGTTTTTCCACTATCTCGGTGTCAAACGGGACACCATTGCAATCAATATTTATCCCATCGATACCATCAATAGTTTTAGGCCAGTAACCCAGAAAAACTAAGAACGGCTTCAAGTAATGCAAGTATTCACCTAACTTAAGTGCTAACATTCTTGTAGCAGCTTCTGTTTCAAATACATTATAAATGACTACGAGATGATTAATAATTAATCTCTCTTTTAGATCACCGGTTTGCTCATATCGTTTGAACAAACGTTTAATGTATTTTACTCTGTTAAGATCTTCTTGAAACTCTAAGACATCTATACAACTTGGGTTATCGTAACTCTTGGCAGCATACAATGCATAATTTTGGTCAGTCAAATTACAAAACATTCAATTGATTCTTTTTTTAATTATGAGAATGCAGAGAGGGCAACCCTTTTAATAACAGTGTTACTTGTAGCAATGTACAAGTAGTTTTCGTCCCAAGCAATGCTGCCTTGTGCCCCTGCACCAAATACAGCAGTGGCACTGTTACTAACTACAGATGTATTAGAACTTAATTGAACAACGCCGCTACTTACAACAACATTACTACTTAGCGTAGCATCTCCAGTAATAGATAATGTACCGGAGATAGAGGTGTTGGCTGGAACAGAGCCAAATAATGTATATAAACTTACTTTTTTTGACGTCGGTGTACCAGTTGGATCATCTACAACATATAGAAGATCCTTCTGGTTTGGCGACGCCAGAGCATCAAGCTCTGTTGTTTTTCTATCAGCCATTTTTTACCTATTAACTATCTGGTAGTACGGTATCGTCTTCTGCATCGCCAGTAATAGTTGACATAGCGACCAGGACCTCATTCTTTCTACGCAAGTTACCATTTGCATCAGTGTATACATCACCTAGTTTAGTCCAACCAGCATGTGCACCAGTGTTAGCAATAACAGCTTGAGTGTTAGAGGTTGTAGTTACTAAGTTATTTGATACACGCTGTTCAGCAATTGATACACCGTATACAGTGTTTGCTAATGTAGTAGCATCCCCTTCAATAATGTATACAGGCTTTTCACTTACTGTGTGCTCTCTAGTAATAGAAGCAGCTGTTAATTCAGTGTTAGAAGCAAGTACCATTACAGTATTGTTTGTGATAGAAACAATAACGGCTGAACCACCACCTAATAGATCAACAGTTTGACCTACAGCGTAGTTGTTTGCGAAAAATGTAGCTGCACCTGGACCATTAGCAACGTTAACACCTGTAACAGTGATAGTGCCTGGTGATGCAACGGTATCTTTATTACCCCAGCTTGACATTATTTACTCTCCTTATTTTTTCTTCTTGACATGAGTGTGCATTTCAGATTGCATAACTTTTAATTCTTCGATAGGAACACGCTTTTCAATACCATGTTCGAACATGACGTCATACCAAGCAATGCGACCAACTTCATCTGGCTCTGCGTGCATTGTTTTTACTGGTGTGCCATCGCCCCACTGTTCAGAATATACATGAGTGGCGCAGTTATGTGGATTTTCTAAACCCGACTCTTTACCTTCAGCAGCAACAGCACTTAGCTCATTAGGCGCATATTTCATCATTTTACCGTCTTCACGTTTAACGGTATAGTAAGCACCAGTTTGATCTGGATCTACTTTAGATACAGTGCCGTGCATACCACTAGCTTTGCACTTAACTTTGTCACCAACTTTATAGTCGTCTTCGTTAAGAACTTCTTCTTTTACTGAATCAGTTTTGTCTTTTGGATTCATTTCGACTTTATCTTTTTTACCACTCATAGACTTTGAAATAGCCTTGCGACGGTTGTGAAGATATTCATCAGAATCATCTGAATCACCATCGTTATCGATATCCTTGTCTTCACGGTCATCGAAGTCTTTCTTCAACGCCTTCTTGTTGACAGGATCCATTTTCTTTTCAGTTACGTATCCAAAAGCTGCATGCTTTGATACTTCTTTTTCTTGTACATCCATTACAGCTTTGATTAAGCTTTCAGGAATGTTAAAAGTACTTGACATTCTAGTTCTCCAATTACGGTTATTTCCACTTATTTATCGTTTTCGGTTACTGGTGGTATCTTTTTACGCTGTTTATCTAATGGATCAGCACGTAGCATCTTGCCACCTGGTCCATCTTGATCAGCGTCACCACGCTTTAATTCACCGCTCTTCGTAAAGTGATGACCTTTTGGAGCAGCTTTAGTTTCTTTTAATCGATTACGAATACTCATTATTCTATCTGCAACTGATTCAGAAGCAAACTTGCGAGCATGATCATCGTGCTTTCTAGCAAGTTCCATATCACCTTTTGCGCGCGCCTTTTTTGCTAGTTCTTGATGACGTTTTGCTTTTTCTTGATTCATCATACGTGCAACCATAGAAAGCTTATCTTTATCGCCTTGAGAGATGTTCTTCTTCTTCTCAATATCAGCTGTATCTACAGTTGCTTCAGAAGCAAACTTACGAGCATGATCATCGTGCTTTCTAGCAGCCTCCATATCACCTTCTGCTCTTGCTTTTTTAGCTAGCTCTTGATGACGTTTTGCTTTTTCACGGTTCATCATACGTGCTACCATTGAAAGCTTATCTTTATCGCCTTGAGAGATGTTTTTCTTCTTCTCAATATCACCTGTATCTACAGTTGCTTCAGCTACCTTCTTAGCCTGTGCTGTAGCAATAGCCATCTTTTGATCCATAGGCATTCCTGGATTCTCACGCTCCATTGCCTTTGCAATCTCTTCACGCTTCTTCTTCTCAGCTGGGGTTAATGTTTTCTCGTCAAGATCTTCTTTCATATGCTTTGAAAGTTCGATCCAGAGCATACGAGGTTTTAGACCTTCTTCTTTACGCTCATCGTTATAATCTTTAGCTACTTTAACGTCTACTTTTACTTTCTTACCAGCACCAGCTTTCATTACTGCAGCAGCTAATTGCTTCTGATAACGCTTAGAAATACCATGAATACCCATCCATGTTTGTAGGTTCATATAACCTGATATAACTGGACGTCCTGGATGTCTCGCATCATCGTATGTAGCAATCAAAGGATTATCCTTAGATGTAATCTTACTTGATTGAGGTGCATCGTGGCGAGCTTCTTCAAGTTCAACTGATTCTCTAATGCTAATACCCATTTTCTTTTCAATGGTTTTAGCCATAGCCTTATCATGCTTCTTGATAGTTACAAGGATCTTTTCCATTGGATCAGTATCTAAATTCTTAAGCATTTTAACAAGGTCAGAAATTGCGCCTGGGTTACCAGTAGCTTTATAGTTATCTAACTTACCAGCCGCAACTTGGAAATCTTTCTTATCGATTCCGCCTGACTTTTTAGCATAAGCATTCAGCTCATCAGCCGCTGGGTGGTTCTTACCTTCTTCCAACTCGACTTCTTCTTCAACACCACCATATGCACCTAGTGACGCATGAACATCTTTTGCACTTTGATGAAGAGCAGATAGTTTATTCTGCATCCACTCAGGAAACTCTTTATTAGCAGCAAGATGCTCACCAACTTCACGACCCACATACATGAGAAACTCTGCTTGTCTCATAGCCATGCGCATCTCATCTGGTGATGCAGGCATGTCATCTTCATTAATTTTTGAAAATCCACCGCGATCATTTCTAACCCAACCTTTTTTCTTTAATCTTGCTTCTCTTTCACGCTGTGCAGCCGCATCGTCTTTCTTTTTCAGATACCTTTTAATCATCTTCGTATGTGGACTACGATGATAATCAGGATTTATTTCATTCAAATTTGCAAGCTCAGAGTTGATCGTGTCAAAGGTCTCGAGACCTTTAGCGTCATCACCTCTTTTATTAGGATTGTCATCTTCTGATGCTTCTACTACCGTCTCTTCAGATAATGAACCGAAGAACTCTTTAATCTGTTCTTCTTTAGATTTTATATCCTGCTCAGGATATTCGAAACCTTCGTTCATCGCGCGGCTAAGCAGTTTTTTTGCTTCTGTGTCATTAACACGAAATGCTTTTTTAAGAGCTGCTAGACCTTCGCGGGCGTTCTTTGTTTTAGCAAGAACAGTATGAATTTGCATTGTGCTAATTTTCTTAGCTTCTTCAATAGGTGTACCGCTTGCAACGCCACGGATCACACTCTCTAGTGACTTATAAGACATTTTCTTCTCCTTAGTTATCTACTTTTGATCCGGCGCGCCACTGGTAGCAGCTCCAGTACCTGGCTTTCCACTTGGGTCCAGGGTTGTCACAGTTATGACGGGCTCTGAATGACTTTCTACGGTCGGGGTCGTCTCGCTTGATAGAAAGATTTGGATCTCCAAAACGGACAACAACAACATTACCGTTAGGACCCATAGTGTATACTTTAAACTTTTTCGACGGGACTTCACTTGTTCTGATTGGATCATTTAATGTTACCGTTTTACCTTGATACTCAGCTTCTACTAATTCAAGGTCTTCATATAGATCACATGACTCGCAATAGTCATCAATAAGCTGCTCTTTTAGTTTGTTAAAATTTTTCATTGGCCTGGTGTCTCTTTTTTATATTTCTTAGTTAGCTTGTCAGTGCCTTCTTCCCCAGCACCGTGTTCTTCTTCTACAGAAGGATGATCGGCATAACCAGCTTTAATCCTCATACCTAGATCAGCTGCTGTTAAGAATGTACCGTAACCTGCGCCACGTTCAATTTGTAGTGATTCATCTAAGCTTATACTTTCAAACGCTACGCCGAGTTTAGTGTGCTGTGCTTCTCTCTTACCACGGCTCTTCATTAGCTTTTGTACAACTTTAGAGTTTTTTTCTGTACCAGTAACTTCATCTGGAAGCAATCTATCTAATGCATCTACATCGCCGTCTACATCAATATCTTTATGAATCTGAGCATGCTTCATACCATGCTTTAATGTAGGTTGAAACTGATGATGTTTTACGCTTCCAGTGTCTTCCTGAACTTCTTCATTGTGATGCATATTTAACATCCAATGAGCTAATTGTTTTTTACGAGGTGAAGCAGAATCAGATGAACGAATTTTGCGTAACTCGGCTGCTGATTTACCTTTTAAACCGTGACGAGCAGCATCGCCTGATTTACCTGGACCTTTTCCATCAGCAAAGTTTTCTACAATAGTAGCAATAGTCCAAGGTAGTTTAGCAACAGCAACTTCGTCATAGCCTAGTAGACGTGCTGCTTCGTATCTGTGATGTCCGTTAACAATTTTATTGTCGCAGTCAACAATAATTGGATTGTATTTGCCTGCTACAATTCTGTCAACTTGGCGTTTGAAATTTTCTATTATACGTTCTTCTTGTACAGGAATTAAGTCTTGTATTTTAGCCCATTCCATGGTGTGTCGTATTTTTTTTAAATTTTCGTTTTTGATTTGAGGTAATTGTGATCTTGTGTATGTTTCTTCTACTTTTTCATTACGTAGAACTATTACGCCACAAGCAAGTCTATCGCCTGATTTACCTGGACCTTTTCCATCCATAAAGTTTTCAGATGTTGCTTGAGCATCTTTAAAGTCTTGAGCAGTAGGTGCACCTTTAGAGCCAGGCTTGCGCATACGTTCACCCGAGCCTCTTTTAATACGTTCTCTCTTTTTATGAATGTTGTCCCATAGACCAGGCTTTTCACCTTCTTCTAATACATCAGCGTCTTGTCTTACATTGCCTTGCTTTAGTTCAGCAACAAACGTATTTACACGAGCAAAGCCCCATTGTTCAGCTGTTGTAGTCTGACGTGGGTTTCTTTCCCAAGCTGCAACACCTCTATTGTATACCTCGTATACAATCTCAAAAGATACACCAGCACTGTCAGCCTTCTTTTGAAGTGCAATACCTGCTTTATCTAGACCTTCTGTACCACTGTATGGGTTAGAAGCTTTATTCTTTCTAATAGTATCAAGAGTGCGCGCACGATCCATCTTTCTATCGTAGCGGATTTTATCACGCGCGTCTGCACGACGCTCTCTTTCTTTTTCTTGCTCAATACGCTTGCGAGTTGCAGTTACATTTGGACCAGGTTTATAACCTTCACGCAACTCAGTAAATGATTTCTCTGTTTGCTCTACAAAAGTGTTAAACGCATTATCGATACGATCAAATGACTCTTTAGTGCCTTGACGAGCCTGTCTAATACGTTCAATCTCTTTCTTACGAATCATAGGCATCATACGCTTAGCAATTTTGTCGATCATAGGACCTTTAGTAGAAATCAACCTATCTACAGAGATCTTTTGAGCTGTCGGAAGCGTAGCATACTTTGCACCTTTTTCACCAGCAAACTTTTTACGTAAAAGATTTCTAGCTGCTTTACGTGCTCGCTGTTGAAGTCTTTCTGTAGGCGCCATTCTAAATTTTTTAATCTGACGCTGACGCTTTAAGCGTGGTGCAAGACGTCTCATAGTTCTTGCTTTTTTAATACGTTGTTGTAGAGTGAGAGGAGCTCTTTCT